GATGATCCGCGATCTTTGGTTGTCTCGTTTCGAAACGTCCAATCATACGCCGAGTGGCAGTATCCGAGTGTACGAAGACAGTACGAACAGCCGGTCGGGCTCACAATCTCCGCCTCGATCCCTGCCGAACTTCGTGGATTCGCTGAGCGAGTTGGAAAACATGGAGCCGGTAGGTACGTCTCGGGTGGCTTCCGCGCACCCTAGCCGTGCACTAGAGATATTGGGGTGGCTGCCGCGCACCCCAACGCAATGGCCTAACCCTAGCTAACCCGTCGGGGTTTCGAGCTGGGGCCTAGCGGCCCTGGTATTACCCCTAACCCGCTAGCCCTAACACTAACCGCTAGCCCTAACCCTAGCTAACCCGTGGGTTTTGATAGGCCACGCTCATTGATCATTTACGGCGACACGCGTCTGGGTAAAACTCTCTTTGCCCGATCACTAGGCAACCATATGTTCTTTGGCGGCCTCTTCAACCTTGACAACTTGGACGAATCGGCTGACTATTGCGTCCTCGATGACATCCAGGGTGGACTCGAGTTTTTTCATGGATACAAGTTCTGGCTTGGGGCGCAGTACGATTTCACTTGCACTGATAAATACCGTCATAAGCGCGATGTCCATTGGGGAAAACCCACCATTTGGACTAGCAACAGAGATCCGCGACTTGATCGGGGCGCAGACATTGGCTGGCTTGAGGGAAACTGTGACATAGTCTGCATTGATAGAGCGATAGCTTGGATCACAGAATGAAATCAGGTTTCTCGCCAATACACGGTACTCTCCGGCCTGATGCTGGTAGACAGGGAAGCCCCTGTTGACCCAACCGCATGTGCAAACATATCCAACACATAGAGATTCCCCGCTGAGTTCGGTGACTCCACACTCCACACACCCTCCTCCAAGCTGTCTCCACTTTCCGGATTATCGAACACAATCTTCCTCCTGATAGGATGCCACATCTTATAGTTCTTCACGGTGATGATTGTGGACTTCGGGTTGATTACCCGCTTTTTGTCATAGATGACGCGGATCTTCTTCGAATCTGTTTGCGCGTCAAACGTGAACCGTTCGGCATAGTCGATGCCCTCTGTGCCGCGGAGGATGTCCTGAGTGACTTCCGGATGGGTGGAATTTGTGTACGGCTCCCAGCGGCGGAAATAATTCCCAGACGAGTTCAAAACAGACTGCGCGAACTCGTAGCGCTCGTACGACCAGAAGATTATTCGACGCCATATGAGGGCTTGCCCGATCTCCATGTACATCACGTCCTTCCACCCGACGAAGAATATGTCTTGTCGGTTACGATCCTGGGGATCAACCTCTTGATTGTCATACTCCCGAGTTGGAGGACTCCACAAATTGTACGCGACGTCTCCACCGGTGGCTGCGAGCACGAATCCTGTTTGGACCCCGAGACCATTCGCCCCGAGCATTTTGTCGCTCTTCTTCGTTTGCGAGATCGCCAGAACCCTTCGTTTGAATCGACGGGCTCTAATAGGCTGTCGCCTTCTCCGGCCCAGTGACCAACTCTTCTTCCTGGATGACGCATAGCGTCGAGATCGTCCAGAGTAACGACGGCTTGATTTCCGATACGTTGTTCGCGGTGTATACCGTCGGCGGAATCGGTAGGCCATGACACATAGCCCCTCCAGGGGGCTGCGCCCCCCGGGACCCCCGCTTTTATGCGGGGGCGGCTGCCCCCTGCACCCCTGCACACAGCTACACAGCTGTGGTGCATAAAGGGAGAATCTTATGCCCTTTATGACCACAGTTCATCATGTCGATTTTCATCGCAGACCAAGCACAATACGCCCAGTCACCTGAATTCCCGTGGTCACCTACGCCATTTCCTGCCTTTGACGATGGCATTACACTTGGAAGCCCTACGCCTGTCCCGAGCGAGACGTCTCGGGTGTCAGATTCTGTGCGACAGCATTCGCGCTTCCGCTTCACAAAGCGATTTTGTCTCCTCACGTACTCTCAAGTGCCGGGAGATTTCTCTCATTCAGCTATTGCTACAATCATACACGGAGACGGCGGCAGCTGCTGCATCGGACGAGAGTTACACCAAGATGGTGGAACTCACTACCATGCTTTCGTCGACTATGCGCGCGTTCGAGACCTATCCAACGAGCGTCGATGGGATGTTCAGGGAGTGCATCCGAATGTGCGACCTGTTTCACGAACTCCGTGGGCTGCTTACGAGTACGCACGAAAACACGGAGATATTGTACACGACTGCTTCACTGACGCCAACCGACCTCGGCGACCTTCTGATCGCGGCCAAGGAAGTTCAAGAAAACGTTGGACGGACATCACAGATGCTCCAACAAAAGACGAATTTTTTAAAAAAATCAAGGCAGATGATCCGCGATCTTTGGTTGTCTCGTTTCGAAACGTCCAATCATACGCCGAGTGGCAGTATCCGAGTGTACGAAGACAGTACGAACAGCCGGTCGGGCTCACAATCTCCGCCTCGATCC